CACAGGCTTTAACATATAATTCTCCAGGCAAAGTATCCTACAAACACAATCATAAAGCAAACAATAAATTTAGTCATCATGTTTCTCTTGTTGATCTAATAAATGTTCAGCTAACTGTTCTTGTTGGTCAAGACGTTCCATTTCGTCTAAATAGGCATCAGGATCTAAATGTCTTTCCATTATATTGCTCCTGCCAATTTACCCATGATTTGTAAACATAGCCATACATAAGCCCAAAATGCTATTGCTATTACTATCATTGTTTTAATACTCATATATTTCTCCTAAGGGTTAAATGTTGCAAATACGACTGTATATAGGCTATTTAACCATGTCAAGCATTATTTAACTAAATACTAGAAATAAATTAGTTTGCTTCTAGTAATTGTTTGTGCTAGTGTTTTGCTTATGGAAATCTTACGCTTTGTAATATTAGATGAATTTGATGGCAAACCAATTAGAGCCTTTAGTAATAGGGCATCTGCTAAATGGTTTCTTGAGAATAGACCTGATTGTAAGCTCCATGTATTACCTAAAGCAAAAGCTGTGCCAATGACAGAACTTTACGAAGAATGTTTATTTTAAGGAAAAATATGCTAAAGATTAAGAACTGGGAGAAGTTTAATTTAAAAACCCACGCTATCAAAAAAAGATGACTTGGTTCAAATTTTATGGTACGGATTACATAAATAATATTGAAATACACAAGTTAAGTTTTGAACAAAAAGCTATTTTAGTCGAATTATGGTGTCTTGGATCAGAGAGTGATGGAGTGTTACCAGAGAACTTTGAAATTGCTTTTAGATTACATTACCCAATTGATTTTATTGAAAAAATAGTAGGTGAGTTATTTACTAGAGGTTGGTTAGAGGATTACTCGCAGTCTACTAACATAGAGAAGAATAAGATTAAGATAAGAGAAGAAGAAATAATGTTAGATAAATTTCTTGATTTTTGGAAAGCGTATCCAGCAAGTAATCGTAAAGTAAATAAATCTGGATGTATGAAATTATGGCAATCTCAAAATCTTGAACCAATTGGTGACAAAATTATTAATCATGTTAAAATGATGTCAGAAACAGATTGGAAAAAAGATAACGGACAATGGATACCTATGCCAGCTACATATTTACGTCAGGAAAGATTTAACGCAGATGTTGCACCTAAGCGTAAAGCATGGGAAGGTGGTATATGAAAAACAAAATTGCTATTTTTATAGGTCAAACTATTACATGGGTTTTATTTTTACTTGCTATAGGATTAGTTGCTAAAATAGCTTATATCATAATTACATTTGCATGGCGTTTAATATGAACATTGGCGAAGTCATTGATAAGCTAACGGTAAGCCAGGAAGATGTACAAAAGTTTTACAATGATGGATATGCAGAATCTGAGTTCAAGGTCAAAGACACTTCGGTGTTTACAGAACAGGTTGTAAAATACTTTAACGAGGAAATTCATTCAGGTAAATCTTTAGGTTGGTTAAAAACAGAAGATAAGTTTAGAGTTCGGGGTGCGGAAAATACGATAGTTACTGGGCCTTCAGGACATGGCAAGTCAATGTACTTATCGCAAATTATATTATCTATGATGAAGCAAGGTAGTAAATGTTTAATAGCGTCTTTAGAGATGAGACCAGTATTAACATTATCTCGTATGATTACTCAGGCATTGGGATCAGCAGAACCAACAGATGATTACATACGAAAGTTTTGTGAGAGAGCTTCAGACAAGTTATATATTTACGATCAGACAGGTGTTACAAGTTCTCAAGACATGATAGCTAGTTTGCATTACGGATCGGTGGTTCTCGGTTGCTCAGTATTTGTGGTAGATAGTTTAATGAAGTTAAATGATGTGTCAGAAGAATCATTAGATGCACAAAAAAGATTTGTTAATTCTATAGCAGTAACATGTAGGGATTTAAACATACATGTATTTCTAGTAGCACATACAAGGAAAATGAAAGATGAAACTGAGATACCTGATGCGACTGATATTATGGGTTCTAGTCACATACGCAATTTATGCGATAATATCATATGTGTATGGCGTAATCGTGCAAAAGAGAAATTAGTTGAAGAAGGAAAAACACCGCCAGAAGAACTTAGAATTATTCCTGATTGCAAGGTCTTTGTGCAAAAGCAAAGAAACGCACAGTGGGAAGGTAGTTTTAACTTTTGGTTTGATTCTAAAGGATTACGATACAAGGAAAGTCCATGAGTGATGATAATTCAGCAAATAAATTTATCAAAGCTGTACTAAAGTTTGATCCCACTATGAATTACAAAGCTGTCATGAAAGATGGCAGAACATTTAAAAGTAAAGGATATGATCGTGCTGAAATGGAATTTAACAAAAGACAACCTAGCAAATCTAACTACAAAATTAAGATCACTTGATTGGACTAAGCATTGGCGAGTAACAGTTGTTGAAGCCAAAGCAAACCGTAGCCTAGAACAAAATCTTAGATTGTGGGAATTGTATACTAGCGTAAGTAATCATTTAGGTATTGAAAAGGACAAAATTCATGAGCTTATGGGTTACAAGTTTTTAAGGTATCAGGATTTGATCGCAGGATTTCCGGTAGAGCTTGTAAAGTCTACTACAAAACTTACTACGGCAGAAATGACAGAATATCAACATCAGGTTGAAATCTGGGCGCAAACTATGGGATGGGAATGGGATCTGTGAATTATAGAAACCCTAAACTACTAAAGCTAGCAGATGGCGCACCATGTATGATGTGTTCTATGCAAGACGGAACTGTAGTGGCCGCACATAGCAATCAATTAAGAGATGGTAAAGGCACAGGTATAAAAGGCCATGATTACCGTATAGCGTTCTTATGCCACCAATGCCACCACATGATAGATAATGACAAATCATTAGACAAACATGATAGAATAGCAGCATGGGAAGAAGCGCATAGAAAAACTATTGGCTGGTTATTTACTAACAACCATTTAGGGGTAAAATGAAATATTTAGTAGGTATCATAGGTATATTATTTTTACCTTTTGCAGTAATCTTTGTAGCTTTTGAAGCGGCTTGTGTTTATATTGTTAATAGTTGTAATGAGGATGAATGATGGCAGATAAAAACCCAATCACAGGTGATCTATTACAATCACGAATGAATACCAAAGAGTTTGAAGAAAACTTTGATCGTATATTTGGTAAGAAAAAACGAAGTGATGATATATCACCACACGCATACGAATATGAATTAAACAAATCTACCGGTGAAGTAGAAAAGCGTTTCTTAGATGGCATATCTAAACCTAATGGAGAACAATTTGGCAACGAGTCCGACTCAACTGAGTCTTAAAATGTTACGAGATCAAGGTTATACCGTTGCGATAGTTGAACATTGGAACGCATTTGCAAGAATACGCCAAGACCTATTTGGATTTATAGATATACTAGCTTTAAAAGGTAAAGAAGTATTAGCTGTCCAGACCACCACAGCCACAAATATGTCGGCCAGAGTAACTAAGATCGGTAATAGCAAGTATATAGGTGTAGTTCGTGAAGCTGGCTGGACTATTCATGTACATGGATGGCATCAAGACGATAAAAAGAAATGGCATTGTAAAGTTAAGGATGTCAGTTGAAATTTCAAACAGAGCAGTACTATCATTTATATAAAGACGCAGTAATGGAAGCAATAGGCGAGGATAAGATGACTTGCCAAGAAATGTCTTTAAAACTAGACGTGCATTACAATCGTATTAAATGGGTTATGTATAGGCTTAGAAATGAAGATCACTTAGTATCTTATACATACAATGACACTACTTACTATCACAAGCCTAAACCACATCCACTACAAGGCATATTTGGCCATGAAGTAAAGTTCACAGAAGATCAAATCAAATCATCTAAAGTTTATAACGAAAAAGATGCTAAACATAATGCAAGACACAATCATACACAAGATTCATTTTATAGCAGCTCTATTGCAGGCGAAGGGGTAAAAATAGGAACATGACAACAGAAGATATTATTGCTATATACAAAAAAGTATTTCCCACAGGTTACGAGCCGGTTAGCATAGACCGTATGGTACAATTTGCTAGGCTTATAGAGGAAAAGGTTAAAAATGCTTAGTATGGATCGTTTATTATGTATATGCGAGGATTGGGCTTTATACATGAAGTCACATGACAGCCATAAGTTAGGATACCCAAAGAAAAGCATAGGCATGAGTTCAGGGGGAGAATCAACAGCAGATGCTTTTGAGGATATGGTATCAGCACAAGACTTAAAGAATGTACATACAATAGATTCAATCATACATAGCTTACCTAAAGAACAACAAGACGCTATTTATTGTAGGTTTCTCAAAACTAGAAAACCTTTTGCTTACGAGTATAAGTTAGAGCTTGCGTTTGACAACCTTCTTAGTATTGGTGGCAGACGTATAAATGCCTAAAATATAATACACAAGCATAGTCAGTTTTGATATAATCGCAGTTGTGGGAGAATTGTATCTATTACTTTCACATAAGCTCACTTAAAACGTGGGCTTTTTTTATTTGTATCGCAAAAACAATCAAAAATGCAACACAAAACACAAAAAATGAGTTTGTATAGCATGTATATTAATCAAACAGGAAACCAAGTGAAAATAAGCGTATGCGAAGGATGCGGAGATGTCTATGACTACACCGGCTATCCTACTTGCCCTGAATGTATTAGAGATGGTGATACTACCAAGAAGTCTACAGATATACCCAAATTACTCCAAAAAGAACCCACAGAGAACACAATATGATTGGCTCACCAGAAAATAACTTTCAAACAATGCTAACGCCACAAACAACACCACAGCCACGCAATGTGATGTTAGGACAGGCTTTACAAAACATGCCAAAACAAAACAAAATGTTAGCACCAAACCAATATGGTAGCCCTACTCCACAGATGAGTAACATGCAGATGCCACAATCAAACGCATCATTTAACATGCAACCACCAATACCAAACATGAATCCAATAGCACCACAATTACAAGGCCCTATGAGCATACAACAAACTCAAGGTCAAAACAGATTTGGTGTTGGATTAGCTAAATCAATGCCACAATCAACTCAGGTATCTTAATATGAATGAATTTATTGCCACACTATTCTTAGCTAGAGAACTAGCACATAGATACCACTTATCTACTAAAAGCTATTCACAGCATAAAGCTCTACAAAACTTCTACGAAGATCTATTAGACTTAATAGATGATTTAACAGAAATGACACAAGGCGCACATGGCCTATTAGAAATACCTATCCTTACAGAAAAGAAATCATACAAAGAAGCTCTATACTGTATTGCAGACAAACTACAATACATAGAAAACAATCGCTATAAAGCATATAGAAAAGACGACACAGCATTACAAAACAAGATAGACGAAATTGTAGCAGTATTCTTAACAGCAATCTACAAGCTAGAAAACTTAAAGTAAGGATATCATATGAAAGACAGCAAACCTGGTTTGTGGGCCAATATCCATGCAAAACAAAAAAGAATTGAAAATGGATCAGGGGAACGTATGCGCAAACCCGGAAGTGCTGGTGCGCCAACAAAGCAAGACTTTAAAAACTCCCAATCTGATCCTAAAAAGTTAGCTAAAGCCTTAAAGTATTAAGCACAATCATGGCAAGCCTACGAGATACACTAGCTACTTTATTTGCTAAGGAAAGCCCTTCAGCAATACAAGGCACGCCATTAGGTAAAGCATATCCAGACTTAGCTCAGCCAGAGCCAGGACTAGAAGCACCATTTTTATCACCTGATGATCTTATAGGAACAGGAATAGGTAAGGCAACATTAGCAGGTGGTGCTAAGTTAGCACCGTTGCTTATGGGTATGGTTAAAAACCCATCTATGGAAAAAACAGTTATATATCATGGCACTTCTCCAGAAGCAGCTAATATGATTAATAAACATGGTTTTGATGTAAACAAATCCGCAGATAATTCTATTTGGTTTACTACTGATCCTAATATTGGTGAGGTGGCTGCAACAGGTAAAGGTGGTATAGTTAAAGCTCTACTTGATGAAAACAAAATTAAATTGGGTGGTTGGGATGAAGCTGATAAATATTTTACTGATGAATTAATTAGTCAAGGATATAAAGGCTTAAAATTTCCTGGTTCTGCAGGCGAACATACTCATTATAGAATATTTGATACAGAAATATTAAAAGACTTACTTAAAAACAAATAACGAGGAATTGGGCTACCCCAATTATGAGTGATGAATGAAAACAAAGACTTAACAGTTGAGTTAAATAAAGGTGGCGCACCATTAGGTAATAAAAATGCCACTAAAAACAAAATATGGAGTGATGCTGTAAGAAAAGCTATTACTCAAGGTGAAAACATAAACTTATTAGCTCATGCTCTAGTAGAAAAGGCATTAGCAGGTGATATATCAGCACTAAAAGAGATTGGTGATAGATTAGAAGGTAAGCCAACACAACAGATAGATCAGAACACAGAGCATAGTGGTGAAGTTACCTACACATGGAAGAAATAGTAATACCTTATACTCCACGAGAAGCATTTAACCCATTACACGATACAGATAAAAGATGGGCTGTAGTAGTTGCACACCGTAGAGCAGGTAAAACAGTAGCTTGTGTTAATCATCTCATAAGAGAAGCACTTATTACACAGCGTACAGATTTTAGAGGAGCTTACTTAGCACCTTTCTACCGTCAGGCCAAGTCAGTCAGTTGGGATTACTTTAAATACTTCTCAAGATCAATACAAGGTACTACCATAAACGAATCTGAAATGCGTATAGATTTTGCTAATGGTGCAAGAATACAATTATTTGGTGCAGACAATGCTGATAGCTTACGAGGATTATTCTTTGATCTATTAGTAGCAGATGAGTATGGTGACTGGAAACCGTCAGTATGGAATTACGTTATACGCCCAGCGTTAGCCGATAGACAAGGTAAAGCTATTATTATTGGCACGCCTAAAGGTCGCAATCAATTCTGGGAAGTGTATAACAGGGCTACCACAAGTAGCGAATGGTTGGCACTCAAGATCACAGCATCACAAAGTAATATACTTTTGCCTAGCGAATATGATTCTCTCAAAAGAGAGATGACTGAAGATGCTTGGCGACAAGAGATGGAATGTGATTTTGACGCTGCTATACCTGGTGCAATATGGGGTAGAGAACTATACCAAGCAGAACAAGAAAACAGAATCACAGAAGTTAAGTATGATAAAGAAGTGCCTGTACACACAGTATGGGATCTAGGATATAGTGATGATACAGCTATATGGTTTTATCAGGTCATTCATGGAGAAGTCCATGTTATTGACTATTATGCTTCAAGTGGTAAGGAAATAGCTCACTATGCTGCGCAAGTGCTTACCAAACCTTATAAGTTTGGATTACATTATCTACCGCATGACGCTAGAGCAAAGACTTTAGCATCCGGTGGTAAATCTATTGTAGAACAGTTAGCTACTCATTTTGAATTTAAGAATATGCGCATAGTAACTAACCTATCTATTATGGATGGCATACAAGCTGCAAGACTTATGTTTCCTAGAGTATGGATTGATAAAGAAAACTGTGCAGACGGTATAGAAGCTCTAAAGCAATATCAACGTGAATGGGATGAGGATCGCAAGATATTCAAAGATAAACCTAAACACGACTGGACATCCCATGCTAGTGATTCTTGGAGATATCTGGCCGTATGTTGGCAAGAAGAAGCTAAGATAGAGAAGAAAGACGATAAGCCTAGAGGATTACATGTAGGCCAAACGAAAGTAACATTAAACGAATTATGGGAATCAGCCCCTAAAACACAAGGTAAAAGGATATAAAATGGCAGGCACAAATCAAAACGTAGGTGGTTATAAATTAATAGCAGCAACAGGTAACGTATCACCATTTGGTGCTAGTTTACTAGGCATATTTGTTTCATCATCATCTTCAGGCACAATCACAGTTTATGATAGTGCAACTACTACAACAACAGCTAAAGTAATTGACACAGTTTCAGTATCAGCCGGCACTTGGTATCCAATGCCTGTAGGTACAACTGCTGGCATCTACATTGTTGTAGGTGGTACTCTTAGTGCTACTGTGGTATTTGCATAAGCATGACTAAAGTAGAGTTATATCTCAATACTGTTACGCAGTATGACAAAGAGTTTGCCAAATGGTCAAGCCGCACAGATAAAATATTGCGTAGATACAGGGATGAACGTCAAGTTAATTCCATGCAATCACGCTATAACATGCTATGGGCTAATGTAAGCACACTAAAAGCTGCTACATTTTCTCGTATGCCTAAGGCGGATGTATCACGCAGATTTAAAGACAATGATCCAGTAGGTAGAGTCGCATCCATGATTCTTGAAAGAGCTATGGACTTTGAGATTACTCATTACGGTGATCTTAAACATTGTTTAGAAGCATCTGTATTTGACAGATTTTTAGGTGGTCGTGGATCAGCATGGGTTCGTTATGAGCCTAAGATTGAGTCACAAGACTACGGTATCTCTGAACAAAATGAAGAATCAGAAGAATCAGCAGAATACTTAGATTCAGAAGCAGCACCGGTAGACTATGTACATTGGAAAGACTTTGGCCATGAGCCAGCTAGAACATGGGATGAAGTAAACAGAGTATGGCGTAAGGTTTATTTAACACGCAAGGCTCTAGTAGACAGATTCGGTGAAGAATTAGGTAATAAAGTACCATTAGATTCAAGCCCAGATGACCAAAAATATAAAGATTCAGATGGCATTGGTAAAAAAGGTCTAGTCATTGAGCTATGGGATCGTGAAACTAAGAAAGTATTATGGATCTCTAAATCACTCAATCAAATCTTAGATGAAAGAGATGATCCTTTACAGTTAGAAGAATTCTTCCCTTGCCCTAAACCACTTTACGCAACTATTACTAATGAAACATTAGTACCTATTCCAGATTTCACACTTTATCAAGATCAAGCTAATGCTTTAGATGTACTCTCTACACGCATTTCTGGCCTTATAGACGCATTAAAAGTTCGTGGTGTATATGACGCATCAGAACCAACATTACAACGCTTATTTACAGAAGGTGAAAACAATACTCTTATCCCAGTTAAGAATTGGCCTGCGTTTTCTGAGAAACAAGGTCTTAGAGGTGCGATTGACATTGTTGATATCACACCTATCGCTATGGCTCTTAAAAATGCTTATGAAGCTATGGCACAGCTTAAACAAGAAATCTACGATATTACTGGTATATCTGATATTATTCGTGGCCAATCTAATGTAATTGAGACTGCAACATCAGCTCAAATCAAAAGCCAGTTTGCATCACTACGTTTAAAAGAATACCAAGACGGTGTAGCTTTCTATGCTTCTAACATTCTTAAACTTAAAGCACAAATTATCTGTGGTCAATTCCAGCCTGAAACATTAGTTAAGATTGGTGGAGTATCACAACTAAGCCCAGACGATCAAGCATTAGTACCACAAGCTATTGCTATGCTAAAAGACAATCCTATGCGTACATTCCGTATAGAAGTAGCTACAGACTCTATGCTTTACCAAGACGAACAAAGAGAAAAAGAAGATCGTGTTGCTTTCTTAGGTGCAGTAGGTCAATTCCTAGAAAGAGCTACACAAGCATCACAAGGTATGCCACCAGAAGCTACTCCATTACTTATGGACTTGCTCAAGTTTGGCGTAACAGGTTACAGAGTAGGCAGAGTATTAGAAGGTGAGTTTGATAACGTAGCAGACGCTATTAAAGAACAAGCTAAACAACCTAAACAACCTAAGCAAGATCCTGAAATGTTGAAGATCCAAATGGAAGCACAATCAAGACAAGCTGAGCTACAAAATGAAACACAAATGAGACAGCAAGAGATACAATTAGAAACTCAAAAACAAGAAGCTCAAGCACAAAACGACATGAGAGAACGTCAGCATAAAGCAGAGCTAGATCAAGCCCTAGAAAAACAAAGATTGGAATTTGATGCTTGGAAATCTAAGCTAGAAAATGAGACTAAGATATTTGTGGCTGAATTAGAAGCTAAAACTAAGCTCAAACAACAATACATGCAAGCTAACCCATTAGCTGATCCGTTAGTAGACATTGATATGAATGGTAACTTACATTTAACAGACGAAATTCAAGGTGTGTTAAGTGCAGTAAACCAAAACGTAGCTGAGTTAATTAATGCTAATCACATGCACAATCAAGAGTTGGCTGCTAAACAAGAAATGGCACATCAAGCACTTATTGAACACATGACTAGACCTAAGACAGTTATTCGTGATGCGAATGGTAAGATTATAGGGGTTAAATAATGGCAATAACCATTAAACATGCCAAGACGGATACCATAGCGGATTGGACACAAGCCGATTTAGATGCACAGATTGCATTAGGTAACTTTCCACCTGGCACATTACTAGCTGACATTGTATTACCTTCTGATTGGAATAACGATCATACAATCTCTGGCACAGTTGCTATTGCTAATGGCGGTACTGGTCAAACTACAGCTAACGCAGCTATTAATGCTTTATTACCTAGCCAAGCAAGTCAATCAGGTAAAGTATTAAGCACAGACGGTACAAATACATCATGGGTTGCAGCAGGCGGTACAGGAACAGTTACTTCTGTAACAGGCACAGCTCCAGTATCAGTAGCCACAGGCACTACAACTCCAGTTATATCTATGGCAGCAGCTACAACATCTGTCAATGGATACCTAACTTCTACCGATTGGAACACATTTAACGGTAAGGGTAATGGCACAGTTACAAGCATTACTGCTGGCACAGGTTTATCAGGTGGCACTATCACATCATCTGGCACTATTGCTATTGATTCTACAGTAGTGACTCTAACAGGATCACAAACATTAACAAATAAAATTCTTACATCTCCTGTTATAAATGAAATATTAGATACTAACGGAAATGAAATACTTAGTTTTAATCCTGTTGCATCTGCTACAGATTTTATCTCTATAAAAAATGGTATTGGTGTAGGCGCACCGCTTCACATATCTGCTGCTGGTTCAAGTTCTAATGTAGGATTACACATTGAGCCAAAAGGCACAGGTTTAGTCACAATTAGTGATGGAACTGATGCTACTAAAGGTATTCGTTTTAGAAGTTCAGGAAGTGCAACTGGTGCAATAACCCTGTTAGATGCTGTATCTACTGCTGGCCATGTTGTAACTTTACCTAATGCTACAACAACTTTAGTAGGTAGAGATACTACTGATACGCTTACTAATAAATCTATTTCAGGTTCTACAAATACTTTAAGCAATATTGGCAATGCAAGTTTAACCAACTCTGCTATTACAATTAATGGCACAAGCACAAGTCTTGGTGGTTCAATTAATGTAGGAACAGTTACAAGCGTAACAGGTACAGCTCCAATAGTATCATCAGGTGGTGCAACACCAGCTATTAGTATGGCTGCAGCATCTACTACAACGGATGGTTATTTAACATCCACAGACTGGAATACTTTTAATAGTAAAGGTTCTGGCACAGTTACTTCTGTATCAGCTACAAGCCCTGTTACTTCTACAGGTGGTGCAACTCCTACTATTGCTATGCCAGCAGCTACAACAAGCGTATCTGGTTATCTTACAAGCACAGACTGGACAACATTCAATAATAAGGGTTCAGGAACAGTAACAAGCGTTGCAGCTTTAACATTAGGCACAACAGGCACAGATTTAAGCTCAAGCGTAGCTAATGGTACTACGACACCTGTTATTACTTTAAATGTACCTACAGCATCAGCTACAAACAGAGGTGTATTGTCATCTGCTGATTGGACTACGTTTAACAACAAAGGATCAGGTACTGTAACAGCAGTATCAGTTGTATCAGCTAATGGTTTAGCAGGCTCATCATCTGGTGGTGCAACTCCAGCATTAACATTATCAACAACAGTCACAGGATTGTTAAAAGGTAATGGCACAGCAATAAGTGCAGCTACATCTGGCACAGATTATGCTCCAGCTACTAGCGGAACATCTATTTTATATGGTGACGGATCAGGTGGTTTTAGCAATGTAACCATAGGATCTGGATTATCATTTAGCACAGGCACATTATCAGCAAGCGGTGGTGCAGGTGTTACATCATTCCAAACATCATTAACTGGTCTTACACCTTCTACAGCATCTACAGGCGTAGTTACTTTAGCAGGTACATTAGGCGTTGCTAGTGGTGGTACAGGACTAACTACCTTAACTGCTAACTATGTTCCTTATGGTAATGGTACAAGTGCATTAGCAAATTCAGCTAATTTTACATATAACAACACAACAGGCGATCTAACAGCTCCACAGCAAGTAGCATCTAATGGTATAATTGTTAATGCAAAATCTATTGCAAGTAGTTATACAATTACAGCTAGTAACAATGCTATGAGTGTAGGGCCAGTTACAGTTGCAACAGGACAATCAGTCACAGTTTCAAGTGGCTCAAGATGGGTGGTATTATAATATGGCAAGTATAATTAGCGCAGGAACAACATCAGGTACAGCACTTAATATGACTGCTGATACTAGCGGTCAATTACAATTAGCTACAGGCGCATCTGCTACCACAGCAATAACTATAGATACATCACAGAATGTTACATTTAATTCTACAGGCGCAATAACAGTTCCTGTAGGAACAACTGCACAAAGACCTGCAAGTCCTGCTACAGGACAAACTAGATACAATACAACTTTAGCTTCATTAGAAACTTATAATGGTTCTGTATGGCAAGCATCAAGTACTCCTCCTACCTATACTGCTTCTTATTTAGTTGTAGCAGGTGGTGCTGGCGGAGGTTTTGGTGGTGGTAATGGTGGTGGTGGAGGAGCAGGTGGATTATTAACTAGCACAACTACTTTAACTATAGGCACAGCATATACTGTCACAGTTGGTGCTGGCGGTGCTGGTGCAACTGCAGGAACAGCACAAGGAGCAAGTGGTTCAAATTCAGTATTTAGTTCTTTTACAGCTTCTGGTGGTGGTGGTGGTGCTGGTGATGATAATAACTCTGCTAAAAATGGTGTAGCTGGCGGTTCTGGTGGCGGAGCTGGTGGCGGTGGTGGAGCTAATAGCGGAT